ATTGCTGTGAGAGACTTACCACCCTTTTTTCCATTCGTGATCAATACTTTGGCAGAAGATTCAGTTCCATCACCACCAGATTTCACATACTGAAGTGCTTTCAAAAGAACTGGTGCATGTTCCTTTAGATTTCCAGACTTGAATGCTTTGAAGATATCGTATGGAGCGTTCGTGTCAACACCGAGGATCTGCTTGATTCCATACTCGTATACTATCTCCTTTCCCTTCCTAGCAGGGTCACCACCAACCTCTTCCGCAGATGCCACAAGGTCCTTCAGTACACAATCTGACAGTGTGTTCTTGTATTTTATTGCCACTGGGATAATGTTCGCCCAAACAGATGCTAGTGCTCCCCTACCGTACTTAGATGACACAGGAACTTGAGAACCATCTTTCGCTAAGAACAGAGAGTCCACGCCAGCAAACTGCGGATCATCAGGAATGACAAAACAATCCATATCTCTTGGCAATATATTACTAGACATATGTCCAGTAGGAGCTCCTGCTAATCCAATATATCCAACTAACATCTCCCCAACATATGTTCCAATTTGTTTTCTAATACCATCAACAACTGCTTTAGACCATGTGAAATTATAATTTCCATTCAAATTATCCATAAAATAATCCAGAAGTTGTTCCGTCACATAGTCAGGCACTGATGGTTCATCTTCCAAACCCTTTAGAACTGACTTCGCAATCTCTTCTGTTGTTCTAAAACATTTACACTTTACATCAGGGATGCCAAGAATGTTTGGAACTACAATATTATGTCCCAATGATATAAGTTTTGTCGCTTCAATTTGCATCCTGACATTAGTCTTGCCAGGTTTATCGATACAATCAATATGAAAGTCTCCAGTGTTATTTCCCCACTTAATAGGAAGGCGAGTTGAATATTGATTCCCCCCAATAACTGTAATGGGAGTTCCGTGGGTCAATTTTTCACCAGTATTAGTGGTGTTCTTGTCCGCAGTTGATTTACTGTTTGCTTTGACAAAAGTTTCTACTTCTCTATCTTTGAAGTAGTGTTCCCACTTTACTCTACCTGTTTTTGCCATAAGAAAACCTCCCGTCTAACTATTTAGAGGGGAGGTTATTGAGATAGTCTTTCTCATGCGAATAAGGAATTTTTTTGCCAGACCAGATCTCATATCCTTCTACGAGATCTGGGATCAACCACTGGTCCACCCGATAGCAATACTTCCAGTTGACAGGTTGAATACAATTCATCACGACAACTTGGAAGAATGCTACTAGGTGGATCCAGAAACTATACACCGTACTTTGTCCACAACTTACGAATGTTCTGGGTGATAGGCATACCGCTTGAGTAGGTCTCAAGCAGTTTACCATCTCCGTCAGTGATAATCAAGACAGGAGTAGCAGTCACGCCATACTTCTTAGCAAGAGCAAGGTTCTCTTCGGGGATGGGTTCATCGCTGAAGTCTTCTAGGTGGACTTCTTGAATGAGTTTTGTGCGGTCATCCTTGAGAGCATTGAAGTAACGCTTCACTAGACCACAAGGACCACAGGAGTCCTTAGTGAATAGGATGAAGTTTACTTCAGATAGTAGTCTTGATTCAGTCATCGGTCTCCTGCTTTACGGTTTTCAGACATGTAAGCATCAAAGGTTCCATCAGGATAACGCTTAGACAACTTACGGATGTTAGTATCAAGCACTTCTTCCATACTGATCTCAAGTGCTTGAGTTGCTTGAGCGACATACCACATGATGTCACCCAGTTCAATGATCAGGTGCTCTCTGTTGTCTTCGTTCCAAGGTTTGCCTTGGAAAACCATCTTCTTGATGATCTCCAGAAATTCACCACCTTCAGCATTGATCCCAACGCCACTAGTAAGAAGACGCTCAATATTGGCACCCTCTCTATCAAGTTCGCCAATACGGTCAGCGAAGTCCACAAAGTTTGTAGAAGCATTTGACGTAACAGTAGAGACAAACTCTTCATACTTATTGAAATTAATCATACATTCCACTCAGCAAATTTAGATAAACGGTTTTGTGTGTCAGCAAATTGGGAGAACTGTTCTCCCGTATCTTCTTCGATGCTAATAGCGGAAGCATCATCCGCAACATCATACAGCTTCATCTTCGATCTGTCAATTCCCACCATGAATTTTCGTGAGGTAACAAGGTCTGAGTATCGGTTCTTAAGTTGTTTGACCATGAGGCGACCCTGTTGTTCAAGTTCATCAGTGCTGATAAGAGCGAACATAAAATCAGCAGTGGCAGGCAAACCAAAAGACTCACTAGTATCGGTAAGGTCAGGGTCAGAGTTGCCATAACCAGAGCGAGTAGTTTGAGTAGCTGAGACAATAGGTACATTACATTCCACAGCAAGACCCCGCAACTCCTCAGCAATTGCCTTGACATACGTGTAAGAGTTAACAATCGCACCTTTATACCTCGCAGACGCACAGATGTTTAGATAATCGACAAAAATAATGTCGGGTTTGAAATCTTTCTTGAGAGAAAGATCACTCAGGAGTGCTTTGAAGTGTCCTGCGTGAGCGGACGCTGTAGGATATTCTTTGATAATAAGTTTGCCCTGAGTCTTCCTAGCAATCTCCTGAACCTTGCTAGTGAAAAGAACCTGAGGGATTTCTGCAATATCTTTGACAGGTACATTCAGAAGGTTTGCGTCAATTCGCTCAGCAATTTTTTCCTCTGCCATTTCACATGTAATGTAGAGAACGTTGTAGTTCTGAGTGAGCGCGGCAGCAGCCGCATGGCACATGAATAGAGACTTCCCGACGCCTGTACCAGCAAGAGCGACATTGAGAGTCTTGTTAGAGAGACCACCTTTGGTAATGAAGTTAAACTTTTCGAGATCAAAGGGAACTTTCTCCTCTTTGCGGTGATAGAAATCATAGCGTTCTTCTGCTTGTTCTGTGTAATCATGTCCTATGTGTTCGTCGAACGATACTGCCAGGGCCTCTTGGAGTATGCCTGGTATCGCATCCTTTGATATTTTCTTATCGCCTCCATCTGCGATCTTGATCGACTGCATGAGGGCAAGGTAGATTGCTCGGTCTTGACACCACTTTTCTGTGGCATCGAGGAGCCATTCGTAGTCCACCCATTCGTCAGACAGTTCTCGAACTGCCGATATCGAATCTTTGAACGTGTCGTCAGTAAGGTCACTACGATTTTGGAGATTAATCGCCAGGACTTCTTGAGTAGGAATTTTGTCATACTTACCAGCGAAGTCAGCGATCTCCTCAAAGATAATTCTTTCATGATATTCTTGGAAGTAATCTGCTTTCAAAAAAGGAACTACCTTGCGGTAATACTCCTCAGTGAAAAGGAGATTACGCAAGATAGTTTGTTCAATACGCTCAGTTGCCATAGGAGAATTCTTTTCGTGCTGCTTCTTCAAGTTGTTCCATTACTTCGGGGGTGAAGTATTTTTCGGGATCAGCCAGAATAGCAGAAGGATAAACAGAGGATTCGTTAATAACGATACGATTCCCCTTGCGCTCGAATACTCCGTACTGTTCACCCAGTTCCAGTAAGCCGTAGTATTTGTCAAGACCTCGCTCGTCAAAAAATAAGCGTGTTGCAACTTTACTTCCCTCAATGGTTAGACGAGACTTCTTTGCCTCGCATTTGATAATGTTGCCAATGACTTCTTTCTTGCTATCACGCTCCTTAGACTTGCTAAGATAGATGATAGTAGAAGCAGCATACTTCAATCCAGTGCCACCTCCCATCTCCTTTGTAGGGACATAGGAACCGATCACATCATATGTATGGTTGGTGACAACCATAGGAACATTCGCTTGACCCAGTTTCAATGTTAGCACACGGAAGGCACCTTTGATCAACTGAGATTTGGTCATGTCACGAACTTGCTTGTCGTTGGCAATGTCCTCCATCTCCTTAGAGGTAGAGAGCATACCCAAAGAGTCTAGCACGAAAAGCATGGGCACACGCTCATCTTTAGGTTCTTTCATGTATTTGTCTAGGATGCGGCAAGCCTGAGTTCTGAACTCCTCAATGGTAGCAACAGGCATCATGATCATTCGCTTACTATCGATGCCACGCTCCTCAATCATCTCACGAGAGATGGCAGATTCGCTTTCAAAATAAATGCATCCGCCAGTAGGATTATCTCTAAGGAAATTACGAACGACAGACAGAGCAAAGAAAGTCTTTCCCGTGCTCGATTCTCCTGCCAAGGCAGTAACTTTGTTGGAAGGAAGACCTCCATACAACGAACCACTAACGAGGGCATTAAAAATATAAGACCCAGTATCAACATAAGATGTAATGTCGCCAGCAGCAACCCCGTCAGAAACGATGCTAGCAAATTCATTGCCGCTCTCTTTGATTACACTATCTAGGAATCCCATTGATCTACTTTCTCCTCATAAAAATGTACATATTGATAAGACTGACCCATGAGTTTTGCGAACGCACGAGCAGTGTTGTAGTCCTCAAAGCACTTAATGTCCTCTGGTCCTACTTGACCAACAACATGGTTGGTCCAAGTCACTACAAAGATTTTCTTACTCACTCAAAGAAACTCCCAATCGTAATGGTCTTTTCGTGTTGCCACCCAATACATTGTAGCACGTTTTTGAGTGGTTCAAGAAAAGATTTTTCAAACTGTGTCTGATAATCCACATACTTCTCAAGACCAAACTCCTTGGGCAACTCACCGAAGAAACTGATACAGTTCTCCAGAATAGGATTAGGTGTCTTAAGATACATGAACTTGATCTTCTCACCCTCTTGAATGAGAGGATGCTTGTTTTCTACTTTGTGCTTTTTGACATAGTGGTTATAGAGCAGTGCTCCCCGCACATGGATGGGAGTTCCTTTCTGGTAGATCTCAGTTGGGTGACGATACTTAGCAAGGTTGTTAACTCCTCTGGGGAATGCCACTTCTTCATAAGGGCGCAGTCGTGTTTCTGCTCGCACGACATTGATAAAATCGATAAGTTCATCATTTGTCTTGCCGATAATGATCTTAAATGCTGCATACAATTTATCCCGAAAATATGCTGGAGTGGAAGAACGGGCAGTCTCCAGACCCATGATCTTCATCTTTGGTTCTTTATATCTAACACCTTCGCTGTCCCATACATTGAGAATGTAACGCTTCTTCGCAGTCCAGATACCACGATCAGCGATGTTCTCACGCTTCATGCTCATTTTTTGTTCATATGCCGAAACGTAATCCGCAAGTTCCTGATAACTGGATTCGATGAATGGTTCCAACTTCTCTTGACAGATCTTATCAAGAATGGAAACAATTGCTGCTTTGTCGCCAGACTTATTACTAAAAAATTTAGAAACAAGAGGTCCAAGATTAAGATAGATTGAGTCGGTATCGCTAGCGATGACATAATCTACATCCTCGGTTTGCAAAAGTTTATTTAGATATCCATTCATCTTGTTCTCAATCCAACGGATTGAGACCTGACCAGACAAGGTGATGGCTTCAGCATTAGCGAGACGGTAATAACGAAAGTGTTCATTGCCGATTGCACCATAAGCAGAGTTCAAAGAGATCTTCTTTGCCATCTGAATGTTATTACAACGGGCGATCTCTTTCATGAGTTCAACAGTAGGAGTTTTCTCATACTCTTTCTTGGCAGCAATCATCTTCTTCTTAAAGATGACACGACTGTCATACATTTTCTTCATCATCTGAGGAAGAAAACCATGAACATCCTTACGATACTGTGCGCCATTAGCACAAACCGCATACTCGCCACCAATCTCTACTTGCTTCTCAAGTATCTTATCAACGGTTGCTGATGAATGTCTGGTATCTTGGAGTGTCTCTGGTGAGATATTGTACTGCATAATAAGGTGAGGATACAGAGAGTTGAGGTCAAAAGACACAACCCAATCATAGAATCCAGGAATTGGTTCTTTGACATATGCACCCGCATACTTCTCAGTCTTAGTAGCACTCTCCTTCTTAGGAGGGATAGCGATCTTACGTTTTAGAAGATCGCAGTAAATATAGTTATCCCACATGCGAACCTGACTAAACACATCTTCATAATTCACCTTAGCATCGTATGCCATAGTGTATGCCAGTTCAATCAATTTCATCTTGTCATCCAGTTTATCCACCAGGCGAACGTCATGGATGTTGTACTCAATAAACTTCTGCCAGTCGTTCTCATAGAACTCTTTGAACGTGTCGAACTCAGAGTGATCAAGTTTCTTCTCACCTAGTTCGACAGAGCAGATGTGATCGAGACGATAACTTTCTTGGTTTGTATAAGTAAATTTCTTATACAATTCAAGATAGTCAAGCGTAGAGATACCAAGCATGTCGATAGAAAAGTTCTTCCGACCTTTGATAAAAATCTCACGCTGCGATACTAATTTCCATGGAGACAATAGTTTGACATACTTCTCCCCCAGAATACGATCAACACGGTTATGAATATACGGCATGTCAAACAACTGTACGTTCCAACCAGTGATCACATCAGGATAATTTGCCTGCCAATAATCCAAGAAGGCACCCAACATGCTTTCTTCTGATCGGAAATGCATGTAATCCACCATGGCATCCTGGTTATTGAATGCTCTCGCTCCGAACACTGTAATGCGACCAGAGAAGCTGTCTTTGATACTAATGGCAAGAATCTCCTGATCGGCAGTTTCAATATCAGGAAATCCATTCTCCGCTGCAGTCTCAATGTCAATGGTAAACACACGGATCTTGCTACTGTCAAACTTGAGTTCTTCCTCAGGATGTTGCTCAGCGATGTACTGATACAAGAATCGTGAGTTTCCATAAATCTCAAAGTTATCAACTTCCTTGTACTGTTTTACAAAGTCTCGTGCCTCAATAATAGAACCAAACTTATGAGGTTCTACACAATTACCCTCAAGTGTGCGCCACTCAGAATAATTCTTTGTAGGCAAATACAGCGTCGGGTTGAAAGGAACCCTGACGCTGTAGCGATTGCCATTTTCATAACCACGCACAAGCAGACGATTGCCTGCTTGCTCCACATTAGTATAAAACTTCATTCAATAGATGGCAGGGATGCAATGTAACGAGCAAGGAGTTCCTTGCTAGGGTTCACGAGAGTGGTGATGTCAGTGGACCTGACCACAATCTCACGATCATCAGACCAATGAGGCCACGGATCAATTCCACCATCACAGTCTACCACATAGGGGTCGCGTAGAATACAGTCAGGGTCACCTGGCAAAGTGTCCCCCTCAATTTCTTCTACTTGAGCGACGATCCACTCATTCGCCAGCTTCAGCAGGTTCGCTGTTATCTCCATCATCACCCTCCTCTGGGAAGAAAATTTGTTCGTTTGTCAATCCAAGTTGATTCAATCTTTCAACAAAATTATTGAGAATATTGTTATCTGGATAAACTACACTAATAATATGTTCACCACTCAAACGATGTTCTTCGATAGGAGAATATGGACACCACCTCTCGTACTTAATAGGGATAGTTCCATCTTCATTTATATCACCCAATGATAGAGTATAAGGATAAATCATACGATATCCTAGAATTTTTGCATTATCTTCTTCTGATCTTACCTCACCAAAAACACAAAGAACATTGTCTCCCGTTGCAAGATTTACAATGCGAATGTTATGATTTGTTTTTAGTTGGGGTTTTGGTGTTTCTGCCATGATATTTTCAATTACATAGAACAATTGTAGCATTAGAAAAGGGGACCGTCAAGTCCCCTTCAATTCTATTTAGAACCATTTCCTTCGCTTCTGTTTGTCTGGCAAATGTTTGATTAGAGTGATGGTTAGAAGTCCGTCCACAAACTTAACATCTTCAACTTCTACATCATCTGCCATTTGCCAGTTGCGTGAAAAGGTTCTGTATGAGATACCTTTATGAGAATACTTTCTCTCTTTATCTGGTGGTGCTTTGCGAGCAGAAACCGTCAGAACATTTCGTTCAGTCTCGACTTCAATATCTTCGCTTGCAAATCCAGCCAAAGCGACTTCAAGTAAGGTTCTGCCATCACTTCCATCGACCACATTGTAAGGTGGGTAATTTGATCCACCTCCTGCAAGAGCCTCAAGTCTGCTGAATGTTTCATCGAATCCAATTGAGTAAGGGGTA